TAATTCACCATCTGAAATCAACCTTCAATTTCTGCCATTGAACCAAACACACCATACCAAAGAAAAGGCACTTAATAGCCCGTCTAAGCTAAGGGAAAATCAGACCAAAGTTTAGGGTGTGAAAAGGGGATCTAGTGAGGCTTAAATACCCTTATAAGACGCTCTGAGAGCCTCAAGGATCGAGCTTAAGTGCATGGTCTTTCTCTCCCCCCCCTTTTTTTTTCCATGAAAAGGAGTCCTAATTCAAGAGAAAGAGGGAGGGCAGAGGTCCACCCACGGCCCCCCAGGAAGAGTAAATATAGCATACAGACTTTTGACACTCTCAGAGCTTTAATGAACATTTTTTACTTATAAATATTTTTATTTTTCAGGTACTTATGGTTAGGATAGGCACCTCTTTTTTGATTTCTCCCTAGTAATGTGGTATTGTTTTGATTAATATAGTAAAGATTAAATTCATACAATATAGATAACTTAAAAGGAGATAACCAAAATGTTAAAGAAAACAGTTATATTTTTTGTTATATCTTTAATCCTCTATACTGTTGTTCCATTCACATATGCCGCAAAAGGCAATATAGTTTACACAAAAGATGATTGCGATTACTTTATTGTTGAAACTCCTTTAGGCTTCACTCTTCTTGAATGGTTTGGAGGCACTCTCCCAAGTAAAGGAGATGTAATAGTCGGAGACTTTGAATCATATGGATTAAAAGATATTTACAACTTAACAAGTGATGATGAAATGAGTGTCTATATCGAAGATTATTGGCTATCTAAAGAAGATGCCATTGAAAACTATTTTGACCAATGTAATTAATTTACTGAAAAAAGTAAAAATTATGAAAAAATTTTTCTTTACTCTCATCTTTAATCTTGCAATAACCTTCTTAGTATCTTCCTTAGCATGGAGTGGCAATGTTTGGGTTAAACCATACGTACGAAAAAATGGAACCTATGTGAATGGCTACTATCGCTCTTCTCCTGACTCTTCTGTATGGAATAACTATGGCTCCTCTCGAAATAATTCTGAGCGCTATACTCCCTACTCAAGAGATTCTGACAGAGATGGAGTACCCAACTATCTTGATACTGATGACAAGAACAGGGGGTTCACTGATGACCAATACAAGAGCATTTATAATACCTACGGTCAAAAATCCCATAATCATCAGCTCTTATATGGCTACTAGCAGCCTGTCGGAGAACTATTGGAGTCACCAATAAAATGGCGTCTTGGCAAGCTCTTTTATGCTGTATTTGATGGTCTTTCCGACAGACTCCTAGAGGTATAAATAAAGTCTACACCTCTTCCCCTGTCAGCATCTCTAACCTTCCTGGAAGGCCCTTGAGCGCCAGCCAAGAGCGTAGACAAACCAATGGCATTTTATACGCACCATGTATCGAGTGTGACTTAGAAAGGCTGTAGGACGCAGCCAGGGGGCATATACCAACAGGGGGCATATACCAAAGGGAAAGTATGAGGAATCTCTATATCCTTTAGATCACACAGGAGGAGTGGTCAGTGTTCTATGATCCTGCTCAACCTTTTCTACGGTTGAATCATCAGCAAAATAAGTACAGGTGCCTGCTGTAGATTCAAATGTCAGCTAGTTAAACTCTACCTAACTCTATGATTTTAAAGATATAAGTAGTGATTTAAAGCATATAAATCTCTGCCTAATAAAATCAAGGAGTTACATTACTGGGTGTATCTCAACCCTCTGCCCATTGGTCTAAAAAATGTAGCCTTTTTTTAAAAATAGGGGCGATAGAATCGGGATAAATGTTTGGGATACCCGCTTTTCATATTTTCATATACCGAAGACTGCTAAAAAATATAGACCCCAAAATCTGACCCTTATGTAAGTCATTGATTCTTAATAGAAAATAATAGGGTGGTAGCCCCTCCATAATATTTCTCCCATATTTTCAATAAGTTATGGAAGGAGTATAAAATTCCTGTGCCAGCATCACGCCAATAGTGCCCTACCAAGTTAATAGGGTGGTAGACTCTGAATAATATATTTCCCATATTTTCAATTAGATAATAGTCTTTTATATCATCATGAATTACTTTGATTAGATATCCTGATAGGGATGGATGAGGAGTACTCCAGGCTCCTCATACCAAGGGGAAGATATTATTCTTTGATGCTCTTCAACCAAGGGTCTCTTGCTCTCTGAGATGCTTTAGAAAGCCCTCTTCCAGCCTAAGCATCTCGTTGATGTAGAAAGAAGCTGTGCTCTTGCTCTCACAAATTCCCTGGAATGCTTTCTCAGGGTCATCAGGAAACTCCTCTTGCAAGTACGCCCTGATGCCAAGAGCAATTAAGAAATCAATCTGCTTACGTGTAGCACGTTTAAATTTAAACTTGGTCATGTCGAATACAAAGGATTTAATTTTTTCCATTACTTTACCTCTCTAAATGAGTACCACTGTTCCCACCTGATCGTTCCCGCCAGATCGGTGGCAAACCTGTGTTCTTTGCCCTGCTCGATTCGCTTCCAAAGAGTCCAGCCGGTCAAGTCCTCACTGATTCCGGCAAGATACTTGAGAGAGCTTGAAAGAAACTTGGCACCATCCCAAGGAACAGAAGCCAGTGATGGAATAGAATCTTGCCTCACCAATTCCCGATCAAGAGGAATGCTCTGTTGGGATTCCTCTTCAATCCCGATTTCTACCCAATCTCTGAGACTTACGCCCGCTTTCCACATCTCACAAGGATCTTTCCCGCAAATTGGAGGAAGTCGCCTTGCCTGACTAAATTGATTCATCCACCATCCCCAAGCCTCTTTTGCCCCAGGGTTCTTTCCGTCCTCTCGTTGCTCGTCGTTATCAAGTGCAACTAAAACAAGGTTGGTGGCCCGCAATAGTTCATCTGTCAGCTTATCTGGTCTTTTCTGGGCACTTCCCAAGGCAATCACCCCTGCCATGTCTTTTATCTCCTGATACAGCAAGAGTGCATCAAGCTCCGATTCTACGATTACGAAAACCTGCCCATTATTCCTCAGAATCATAGGTCCCATAGAAGAGCCTGATAAAATCCTGTAACGTTCCTTTGGATCAATATTAGGATCTTGCCGCCTAATTCTTACCCTTTGCAAACTCCCGCTTGAAATGTATGGAATTACTACGCCAGCCGGTAGAAATAATTTTTTGGGTTTGCCATCGTCTTTAAGTTCTTCCGGCAGGCCCCAGACTTTACGATCCCGCCAGGCGTCTTGAGGATTCCAACCAAGGCGAAAAGACTTAATTGTCTCCTCAGATAGTCCACGCTCGGATTTAAGCCATTCAAGGGTATCTTTACTACTATCACCCCATAGCTGATTTTGGCACCAATCGACAAAGGCAGAGCATTTTTCAACCCATTGCTCTTGAGGATTCATACTATCCCTTGGTTCCCATTTTGGCCTGCTATTTTGCCGCTTAGACCAATTGAAAGACCTCTTCTTTAATTCTGGTTCTTTGCCCAGAAAATCACATGCTTCAAAGTAAGATAGCTTTCTGGCATCACGCAGGTATTGAATGGTATCACCGTATTTTCCGCAAGCCCTACACCAATATCGGCCCCCTTCTCCTTCCTCTGACCAGCATCGGAAACGATCACGCCCGCCGCAAAATAAGCAAGGCCCCGCATATTCGCCGCCTTGAAAGTTTGATACTCGGTCAAGCTGTATTCCATCTTGTGATAGCAGATCAAGGATGGTCATAAAAGAATTCCGTGAACTAAGTGAACCGAGTGAACTGATTTGCTATAAAACCCCCTACGAGAAGGTCATTTTTTGACTTAGTACTTTCATAGCAAAATGCTTCACTCGGTTCACTTGGTTCACTTTTAGTTAATAAGTCCTATACCAAGATAATAAAATCCTGTGTTTGTTCTATCAGAAATATCAAAGCGATCCCTGATATATTGACTAAATCGTTTACCGCTAATTGGCTTTGTCCCGAATTCAAGGCACCATGCATCATACGTATCACGTAAATCCTTAGCCTTCACCTTGGAATCTGGCGAAATATAGCAACATTCAGCGATAAAGCGTCCAATATCATCTTCGTTTTCCTTGTATGCTGCCGTTGCTTCCTTGACCTCTTTTGGAGGATTTAAGCCCTGTTCCTGCCATTTTAGACACCCCCTGACAAGCCAAGCTAAAATACCGGATGCCTCAGCTCTGAGTTTTTCAGGTAAATGAGGATCACGTTTTTTTTCGTTTGGTTTGAGAGGATTGTCAATAAATGACATGGTAAATTCGATCAAGTGGATACGTTGCCATAGTGCATAATCATTAGGGTCAACCCTTGGCTTATGATTTGTGAGGAGAAAGAGAGTATGTGTCGGAGTAAAGCTTACCTCTTTTCTTCCGTATGGTTCCCTGCCCTTGAGGATATCACCGCCGACAAGCCATTTAACCTTACCCACATTCAGCTTTCTACCTTCATCGGTTTCCGAAGCCCAGACAATACGCCGCCCTCGTAAGCTCATGATATCGGCATCAGGAGAAGCACTGGACCTCACCCTCCCCTGATCGAGCAGTATTTCTGCCTTGATAGGCTCGGCCAATGGCCCACAGGTAAAACGTAAGGTATCGAAAAAGGTTCCTTTTCCGTTTCTCCCTTGTCCCCAGAATATAGGGAGAATATGATCTATTACCGATCCAGTGATGGAACATCCCATGAGCCTTTGAATGAAAGAGGTCATAGGTTCAACATTATTCAGAATCTCACTAACAAATATTTCCCATGCATGGCGCGGTTCATCAATACCCTTCCACTCTGTGGGGCATACTGTTTTAATAAAATCCTCTGGCCTGCCAGGTCTGAAGTTTCCGGTTTTAAGCTCGATCACGCCATTAGAACAACCTAAAAGCCAGGGGTCAAGATCCCATTCTCGGCCAGTGATAGCCAGAGATTCTTTTCCTGATGCAGCCAGCTCCAAAACGTCTTGCTTCCATCGTTTTTTCTGAAGAGTGGATATTTTTTTTAAATAGAGATCTCTTTTGTCCTGAGCCTCTTTTTTATCATCCCCCTTACCTTTCTTTGTGGCCTGAGTTTCCCTTGCGGCCATTCGATCAGCCCATAGAGAGTAAATGTCTATAACTGCATCAACTCTCCTGATAATTTCATCAAGTTCATCCTCTTTCCAATGGTGGCCTGTATACTCGTACCATTTACCGGCAGTCTTGTCATAGCAAACTTGACCTTTTAACAGCCGGTAAGTTAGGTATGCATCTCCGTCTTGCTGTGAAGTAACTGCTCTCCAAACCTCATCTTCAGTGAATAGCTCATCAGGATTTTTAGAAGATTCACTTACCTTTTCTTTGTTTTTTACAGCTCGAATCAATTTCCTCATTTCGTCTTTATTTTTGGGGATATTGTTTCCTTCCATCAGTTCCTTCCATTCTGCCCTTTGCAAGTTACAAGTGATTTTTTAGCCTCATTCAGTAATTCCCTTATCACTGTTTCAATTTCTTCAGGTATAGGTACGATGCTATTAAGCATCTTGCTTACAGTAGCATCGCTTCGCCCGATTGCCTTTCCTATTTGCCAGTTTGTAAGCCCTAAACGCCTAACCTCTTTTTTTAATGGATGAGGCATAACTTGTGGAATTTGCATAACTTTCTCCTTTCTTGTATAACGCATTAGAAAAAGCCTGGAAAAATGGCCTATATAAGTAATTGATAATTTGTAGGTTACAAGAAATAAGGGATTTACAAAAGGCAGAGATTTTGATATGATTTCAATTGATGAAGATGGAAATCATATTTTCCTGCTGGCTCTTTTAGCTGCGCTAACAGCTTGAGAGCCTTTCTTTTATTCCCTCTTTAGCCACACCAACATCATACTAATTCTAAAGTATCCTGTCAAGAGCAATATTTTCAAATACATAGCATGACTACATCTAGTTATTCAAGGTAGTCATGTCTATCTAGCATCCCTCTTTTTTCTTTCCTTCACCTGTCCATATTCCCCAGGAAAGATGTTTCTACTAACATTTTCAATGATATCTCTTGCATTATCTCTTTCCCGTTGCCAGACCTTTAGATGAATACTCTTGTGAATGTCTGGAAAATTTTCTCTGATCTTTTCCCATGAGAGCTTTTCAATCTCCTTCAGGCGATACACTTTCAAGTATCGTTGAAGGTTTTTGATATCATCCTCAGATAGCTTTCTACTCGGAAGAGGGAAGAGAGGTCTTTCCTCTCTTTTAACCTCTCTCTGTTTCTTAGTAACGATCTCTCTAAATTGCTCTACCAGATCGTCTATAGAGGCATTTAAGGGGATTGCAAGGGCAATATGATGTTGATATACGATCTCTGTATTATGAAAATTAAACTTAAAGCTAAGAGAGGGATATTGTGAAAGAGGCTCCTTAAGCTCTACAATTTCCCTTGATGGGTTATTGATAGTCTGATTTATCTCATCATTGATTCTCGATAGTGTTTTTTCCCATGAGGTAATACAGACATTTCCCCAATGTTGATAAACATTCTGAAAGTTAATTACTTGTGACATGTTCCAATCACTGAAGGGGAAAAGAGGTCTTTCCTTTTCTGGCAAGCTTATAAAGTTTTCAAACTCCATACACATTTTTTCGTAGGTCTTATTCGCCCTCAGATATTCATACCATAGTTGGTAAGTCTCTTGATTCTCAATCAACCGCATCCCTCCACGCATCCCAGGTTAAAAGTTATGCTGCCCAGCCCCAGGGATGCATAAGGAGCCTTGTCGGTGCAGTGATCAGCCACACCCAAGGGCAGCATTCTATTTTCTAAACAGTTTCTTCCACCAAGGAAGTCTGAGCATCTCATTCTCTGCCCTAAGTGCTTCCAGTTCTCTTTCTCGTGCCTGTAATTCCGCCTGCTGGTCAAGAAGCGCCTTACCCTTGGCTTCGGCATCCTGTTTGATCTGTAAGAGGTTGTGTAACTCGCTCCGAGCCTTGGTAATGGTAGCCTTTGCCTCTGCAAGCTCCACGCTATTGGCATCCAGGGCAGACCGGACAGCGGTCAACTCCTGAGCTTGAGCGGTCATATTTTTCTTGGTGTCTGCCAGCTCTCTATCTTTGGCCTCAAGTCCCATCTTGTATTCCAGTAAATAGCGCCTTTCTGCTTCATACTGTCCGAGCTTGATTAAAAGGCCCTCATAGTGTGGCCTCTCTACTGTTACACTGTTGGGACTTGCCACAGATTCGGCTACAAAATTTGTGGCCGCTTGTGGCGTGTCCTTGCCACAAAGAGCCTTAACCTCTTCCAGAACAACATAGGTTTTATTCCCGTCTACGTGCTTCGATATCAAGCCCTTATTGATCCATCGATAGATAGTTTTCCGGTCAATATGCAGGGTCTTTGCCGCCTCTTGAATTGTGGCCTTATCTTGTGGCCTTACTTCAGTCATGCCTCATTCCCTTGTGGCACGATGCCACAAACTGAATAATCATTGGATCAATAAATGTAAAAAGCCCCAGGGAGAGGAAAACGAATAAAAAACCTCTCCCCAAGGGTTAAAACACAGCGCACCCAGGGCCATGTCTGGCCTCAAAGTATAAGAGAACATCCCACCTGGTCAGGTACTATACTTCCCCATGCTCGGCCACCCCCTGAGCAATGCGGATTCGCGCCTCTGCAAAGATAACGCTTTGCCGCTCCTCGAAGTAGTCGATTACTGCTGCAAGACTTCGCCTCATCTCCTTCAGATTCGATAATTCACGTAACTCATTGACGTTTAGATGAGGAATAAGGTCTTGGTTCTCAAAAACATCGTTTGGATGATCCATATTTCCCTCTTTCTCTTAGAGGGCATCCTTGATACAATCAATCAACCGCTCATGGTGGATGCCACATTTGACCATGATCCGGCCAGGTCTCGGATAGGTACTCTCAATACCTTCCGAGACCGCCTAACTATCAACCTCGTTACAACGAAGTTGATACCTTATATTCTTAAGCCTTTGTCATTTCTGATCTTTTGGCACTTTTTGAATAACTTCTCAGATACGATCGGAGGATGATTATTGCTCTCAACTATCCCATTGAATTGCACCTTGCCACAATAGAAGGGATTACTGATTAACTTGGCTATCCCTTGAGGAGAGAGGGAACATCCGGTAGTCTGTTTAATCTTCAGATAGCCTATTCCTTGAGAGTACAACCTGAAAATCTGCTCCACGATCTTGGCTTCCTGTGGCTCGATATCAAAGTCAAACTGGCTCCCCGCTACCTTCCTATAGCCATAGGGTATTCGTCCTCCATTCCAGCCTCCATGCTTAGCTGTAGATACCTTCCCGCTCATGGTACGCTCATTGATTCGCTTCCGCTCAAACTCAGCGAAAGAACCGAGCATCTGAAGGAAGAGTCTTCCCTCTGCTGACTGAGTATTGAAGTTCTCAGTCACCGATTGAAGAGCTATTCCCTTCGGATCAAGGGTATCATCGATGAAAATAAGAAGATCCTTCAGGTTACGGGATAGCCGATCCAGTTTGAAGGTGAGGAGAATATCAACCGGATTCCCCTGGATGTAGGATACCATTTCCTGAAAATGGGTTCGATCGGTAGACTTGCCAGATTCACCACCATCAATGAATACTTTGTCCAGTGTCCAGCCTTGGCTGGTGGCATAGGCTTGGCTCCGCTCTACCTGTGTGTCGATGGAGGTGTTATCAATCTGACCTTCGCTGGATACACGAGCGTAGAAAATAGCGTGCTTCGGTGTGTTTGGTGCGGTAGGAGTTTTCATAAAGACCTCTCTTTCTATCTGAGAGGCATCCTGCTATAATGAATTACCCGCCATTGGTTAGGATGCCAGAAAATTACCAATGTGCGGTCAGGGTCGGTCAGGATGCTTCCGACATCCTCCGGCCCGATCTACTTCCAAAGTGTAAGTATAGTAACGATTACCCCAGTGTAGGCAATCAAAAGACCGGCAAACCATCTGACAAGGCTTGATTTTGCCTTTTCGACTTCCAGCCTAACCGTTTCTGTTTCTCTACGGGTCAATTCTATTTCCCTGGTTAACTTAAGCTCTACCTCTTTGATTTCCTTCCGTACCAGTTCTGTTTCCAGCTTAACATCCTCTTTCGTCGCCAGTTCCCGTTTGTGGTCACTTATCAGGGTCTCAATATCCTTCACTGCAACTTGAGCCTTTTCCTTCCCGAAGGTTCCTGAGAAAATATCAAATAGCTCCATTACCTCTACACTCATCGTGATGCCACCTTTATCTCTTCGCGTTTATTTGCCCGTAAATCCTCGTCTATTTCTTCCTTCTTGAATCGGTAAGCATTGCCAACTTTTAATGCTCTTACCTTGCCATCCTGAACCAATTTAAACAAAGTCTTTTTACTTGTTTTTAAATACCTTACCGCTTGTTCCGTTGTTAATAATTCATCTGTTACCATTGCTTATCCTTTTTATTATTAGTTTGTGATTGACATTCTCTATATTACACTGATTGTTATAGATAATCAAGGCAAATAATTCACCATCTGAAATCAACCTTCAATTTCTGCCATTGAACCAAACACACCATACCAAAGAAAAGGCACTTAATAGCCCGTCTAAGCTAAGGGAAAATCAGACCAAAGTTTAGGGTGTGAAAAGG